CCCGTCTCGCTGCCGCTCCCGGAGGTTCTCATGGCGACTCGTGAGCAGATCAGCGCACAGATCACATCGCTCGAGCGGCAGGTCCGAGTGCTCACCGACAAGATCGATCTCATCACCCAGGCGCTCGACTTGCAGCCCCTCGGTCAACAGCATCGAACCGACGCAGAGAAGGGGACGTTCCTTCCCGGCACCGGTTGGACCGATGACCGTTCGACGCGTCACGAGGTGCTCGAGGGTGAGCGTGGAGCTCCGGTCGTGGAGATCCCGTCGTGAGTCCGTATGAGAAGACGTCGCGGCATCCGATGGTCGGACCACCACCCTGCCGAGAGGTGTGTTGGGAACAGTTGGATGAGGGCTGGCGGTACAGGGGTCCGGTGAACCAGTCGTGTCGGTGGAGTGAAAGCGAATGCAAATGGACGAACTGCCAAGGGAGCAACAAATGAGCGACGCCGCTGTTGACTGCACACCCAGCCTCGCCGCCGAGCTGGTCGCCGCTGAGGCCGAATTGGACGCCTTCCACTCGTGGTGTAGCGACTGGGAGGAACCGCTCACCCGCCAGGACGACGCCGTGCTGACGCGGGCGCGGACGGCAATGGAGCGTGCTGCTGTGGCTGTGCGTGAGCGCGACACCCTGGCAGCCCGAGTCGAGCAACTCGAAGCAGCCATCAGGGAGCGGCACACGGCGGAGCAGCAGGAGGCCGAGGTCTGGTGGGGCGACGCCGACCACGACGAACGGTTCCCCGAGTGCCCGAGCGGCGACGACTGCGAGGGACACGTCTGCACGATCACGGTGTGTTCGGAGTGCGGGTACACCCACGATGGCGAGACGCCGATCTTCCGGCAGTGGCCGTGCCCGACCGTGGCTGCTCTGGAGGCTGTCCCAGTACCAGAACCACGACCGAAGCCGTCGTTCGATGACGGGCTGGTGACGGCGCTCGCCAACCAGATCGAGCAGGCCCGGTTTGACCGTGCCGAGCGGCCCGAGCGGTGCCCGACGTGCGACAGCGACGACCCGGCGAGGCCCTACGTCGACTGCCGGTCCCGTCTGTTCGAGCCCGCACCCCACCCCTTCCACACCCCGCCCAGTACACCCGAGGAGCCGAACGATGACTGACCCGATCAAGGTCACCGTGACCGACCCGCAGTCTGGCGAGGTGCTGGGTGAGCAGTTGCTCGACAACGACTACGTGGTGATCTGCGCGGGCAATCGATACGTGGCGCACACCAACGCCCACGCCAACGGCACGCACGTCCTGACGATCAAGCACCGCTCTCCCGAGGAGCCGACACCGTGAGCGCCGAGCGACCAGACCAGACCCCGCACCAGCGTTACTCGCACGACATCCCGATGTCGGAGCTGGACGGCCAGCACGCCAAGTCGATCGACTGCCCCTGCGGCACCGATGTCGAGCAGGTCACGTCTCGCGCTGCGATCGTCTACCACCAGCGCCTCGCGACAAAGGCGGCGACATGAGGGATGAACTGCCCGCTGACCACGACCGATGCCCTGACATCGAGTTCCTGGACCTGCACGCGGCCATCGACGCCCTCGACGGGTGGGGCGTCGTGGTCGAAGACCTGGACGGCTGTACGGCCGACGGGATCTTCCAGCGAGTCACCGAGCGGGGCGAGGAAGGCGATGTCAGCCCCGGGTGGTCCAAACCCGACATCTACATGATCGAGGTGGTCGAAGTGCTCACCGGCCGACTCGTCACCCGTACCGATTTCCGCAACCTGCGAAAGGTGAAGGTGCTGTGACTGACCAGACCCCCCACCGGGGAATGACGCCGAGCCGCTACGTGGCGTTCTGGGAGCACCACGGCCCGACGATGCCCGGCCCCGACCTGAGAGGAATCACGCCATGAGGTACCCCGGACCCGACCCCGAGCACATCGAGCAGATGACCGCCCACCTCGCCGAGCACGCCGCAGCGATCGCCGAGCAGGCACGCCGTGCCGTCCCGATCGGCACCGGCAGCCTCCGCCCCTGCCGGTTCGCCGAGTCCCTGGCGTCACCGGTGCGGATCGCGACGTGGATGCCGGTGCCGGACGAGCTGATGGAGGACGCCCGCGACTTCCGCGACCTTCTGGCCGACGCCATGTACGGCCAGCGTCACCCCCGCCCCTGGCACGGCCCGCCGGCACCGCCGCTCTACGGCCCCGCCCTGCCGACCGACGTCGACGAGTACCGGTGGGCCGCCCTCCAGCTCGAGCACCTCGACGTCGCCCCGGAGCTCGCTCGGATCCTCGCCGAAGCTCTCGCCAACGCCATCGACTACGTCGACCACGACTGCTACTGACCGAACCCCGAACCAGGAGAGACCCGATGAGCGCAGAACCAACCGACGAGCAGGTCGCAGCATTCAAGGCTGCGTGGCATCAGGCCGACGCCGAGGGCGACACCGGGAACCGTGTCCGCCGAGGGTTGGAGGCTGCCCTCACCGCCGCTGTCGACACGTCCGGCTGGTCCGAGGAGGAGACCGGCTGGTCAGCGCAGGAGGACCGCAACCGTGAGTACCAGCTCGACGAGTCATGCGAGCCGGGCGGATTGCGGGCCGTGGTTGATTTCACTGATGACGACCAGGTCGAGGCCGACCGACCGTGGCCCGCCAACCCGAGTCCCCCTGGTATGGGCGCTACCCGGATCACCGTCGAACGTCAGCGGCAGATCGACGTCGAGGGCTGGACCCCGGAGCACGACGACCAGTGGACCGCTGCCCAGCTAGCCGAGGCTGCTCTGTGCTACCTGCTGATGGCCCGAGAGGACGGACCCCGGCTCGGTCACGTCCCGGTGATCTGGCCGTGGCACCCGGACTGGTGGAAGCCGTCAGACGAACCGATCCGCAATCTGGAGAAGGCGGGAGCGCTGATCGCTGCCGAGATCGACCGACTGGAGGTCGCCCGAGCCGATGAGCTGATTCCGGTCCCCGATGCCGCCGTCACCGGCAACCGAACGATGCCTACACCCGAACCCAAGGAGACCGACCGATGAGCCGAGAGTCCGTGTTCATCCAGTTGCCGACCGGCCCGGAGATCGCCCGATGGTTCATCGACACGCTACGGGCGGGTGAGTTCCAGAACGTCGGAGGCGATGCGGTGCACCTGAGCGACGACCCGCTGTGCTCTGTGTGGCACCTCGCCCAGGTTGACCACGACGAGCAGATGCACCACCTACTCGACGTGTGCACCGACGGGTCTCACGACCTGTTGTACGTCACGTGGGGACTCCGAGAGGAGATGGGGTGCGAGTGGCGACAGCAGCCGATGGCCGCCATGCCGTGGGGGTACGACGCTCTGGTCTGGTTCGCCGAGCGCATCGAGTTCGCCAACGAGAACTGTGGCGTCCCTCTCATCTTCCTCGCTGCCGGCTCTCCCGAGGAGCCGACATGAGCGACCTGCGATGCAGGCACTGCGGCGAGCGGATCGTCCGACAGGACTTCCTCGGCCGAGAGTCCTACACCCACCAGAAGGCGAGTGCGTCGTTCATGGACGGCCAGCACCGCTACTGCCACCTGAGCGTGGCGTGGCCCGAGGAGGAGCATGTCTGACCAGACCACCACACCCGCCGAAGTGATCGCCCGAGTCGAGGGCAACGGCGACGACATGTACCTGACGCTCCCGATCGGACGCGAGGTGGCTGAGGACATTCTCGCTGCTCTGACCGCTGCTGGCTTTCGGGTGGAGCGTGTACCAGACGACCAGACCGTGGCCGAAGTGGAAGAACTGGCGCTGTTTGCTCCGAGCGAACTCGTTTCACCTCCAGCAGACCGACCTCGATCGCATCGCTGATCTGTTGGAGCGGGCGTTCCTCTCACCCCAAGGAGAGACCGATGGCAGATGACCGCAAGCTCTGCCTGGAGTGTCCCGACAAGTCGATGATCGGTCAGGCCATCAGCCGGTGCTCTGGGTGCGGCCAGCAACGCTGGTACGGCATCGGTGACTGCACGGCGTGCGGCACCCGTGGGCCTGCGTCGTGCGTTGCCTGCAACGACACCGGGTTCGCCCCTGTCTCACCCCAAGGAGAGACCGAACCGTGAGCATCTATCGAGACATCACCGACCCAGCACTGACGCGCCGAGGCCGGTTGTCGGTCCTCTACTACGCCGTCAGAGCGCTGGTCACCGCACCGGCACCGGCAGAGGACCGCTGCTTCATGGGCGCTCCGATCGGCGAGCACGTCCAGTGCCCTCGGCCGGTCGACGGTGACGGCATCTGGTGCTCACGACACGCCGCTGGCCTCACCGAAGGGCCGCAGGGATGAGCGCCCCGAAGCGCGTCCAGATGACGAGGAATCGGCCGTGGCGAGCCGACCACCCTGACGCGGTGATCGTCGACCGACGCACCAAGTGGGGCAACCCATATCGGATCGAGCGGCACCCGTTCGGCGGGTGGACGGTCCGCAACACCGCCACGGACAAGATGCTCGTCAATGGCGTCACCCGTGAAGGCGCGCTCGCAGCGTGCGTCGAGCTGTACCGCCAAGCGATCGAGGACCACCGGGACTTCGTGCCGCTCCCGTCGATGATCCGCCACGACCTGGCCGGGCACGACCTCGCTTGCTGGTGCAAGCCCAGCGACCCCTGCCATGCCGATGTGCTGCTCGAACTTGCGAACCCAGCGTCTTCGGTTCGTGCTGTCTCGGACACCGAACCCCCAACCCCAGGAGACCCGAAGTGAGCGAGTGCAGCGACTGCAAGTTCTGGACACCGTACGGCGAAGACCTGGACGACCACTACTTCCGCAGCTGGGACATCGTCTACGCCGAGTCGGACGAGCAGATCGAATGGGCTGACGCTGTGGCCGCAGCAACCCCTCACCCGCCGACGCCGTGGGGTACCTGCCGCCGCGAGCACGAACGCCCTACGCCGATGTTCACGAATGACGGGTCTGGCTACTTCTCGGCGTTGCGTACCCGCCATGACTTCGGATGTGTCGCGTTCGAAGACAAGACCCCTGACACCACAGGAGACCAGTGACCACACCTCGTATCGACACGCTCCGCAACCAGCTCCACGCATCCCAGACGATGCTTGGCAAGGTCGGCGCCACACTCGACACCTTGCACCACCTCGCCTACGACCGCGCGACAGCGTCGGAGGAACTGCGGGTGAAGGGCGGGCAACCGGACTACGCCCTCGACAACCACGGCGACCCGAAAGCCCGCAAGGCATACGCCGACCTCGCCTATCTCGTCGATCACCTGTGTCAGCAGGTCGCCACCAAAGTGCACCCAGCGTTGGCGATCATCACCGAAGCCGAAGACACCACCAACCGCCGCCACCCCTATGCGATCACCGCGAGGGAACACGCCGAAGCACTCGACGCACAGGCACGCCGTATCCAACGCGGCGAGTTCAACCCTGGCCGCACCGAAACACAGCCGCAGGTAGCGAAGGCCCGTAAGACGTTGGCCGGCAAGATCACCGCGCTCGAAGCTGATGTGAAACGTGAACGCCGGCGGGCTGACCGTGCCGAAGCCGAGCTCGCACGACTCAGAGACAGGGTCGCACGATGATCGTGCCTGAGCGGTTCAACTCCACCACCTCGATCAGCAAGGACCACGCACCAGAATGGTTCAGCTCGCCAGCGGTCCACTCCCGCCCACCTACCCCTAGGAGACCCGACATGACATCTCTCGAACGGAACGCACTACGCAACTTGGCTGAGGCGATCGAGCAGCTCGCCGAGGCAGCAGGCCATGTGATCGGTGCCGACCGGGTGAACGAGATCAACCGTCTGACGCTTGAGGCATTCCAGATGGTCAACACCGCCGAACGCGACGCGGGACAGGCATAGGAGCAGGGCATGACCGACACCACAGGAGACAGGAACCCAATGAACCTCATTAAGCGCAGCGATCCCGACGAACTGACCGACGACGAGATGTCCTTCCTGCGTTCGACCTCCTGCTCGCCAGAGGTGCGAGCGGCGATCGCAGGGCAGCGGCGCGACCGCACCGGCATCGAGACCAGGGCCTACCGCAAGGTCGCAGCGAAGGCCCGCGCGGAGGCCGAGGCGATCCTCGCTGTCAGACAACTTGACGCACTTCGGGGTGACGGCGCGACGGTGGACCAAGCCTTGGCGGCGGTGGAGCGGGAGCGATCCGCGCGACGCACGGCCGAGGCCGAGCGCGACCGCCTACAGAATCGGTTGACCCGGGAGATCGCCGCCCCAGCTACAGCGGTTCACTCCGACGACTGATGCCCGCCAAGGGTCAACGGATCGGCTGCCGGGTCTGCAAGAGTCCGCAGCGGGCCGACATCGAATCAGCGATCTATGCGGGGCTGCCCTTCGCTCGCATCGACAGCACGTTCGGCCTAGGCGCAGGTGCCTCGGGCTATCACTCGATAGCCCATCTAGCGTTCCGGCGCGGCGCAGGGACGTGCCAGGTGTGCTCGCACCCTCAACTGGATGCCGTGAACGCCGACATACTCGATCCACGCATCACCTACAAAGACACCGCCGTCAAGTGGGGTGTGTCCATCAACTCGATCAAGCGGCACACTGTCGCTCACATCGAGACCACGCGCACCGTCGGCCGGCCGTGCGGTGTCTGCGTTCACCCGGACCGGGACCTTATCGAAGCGGAGGTCGAGCTAGGACGGCGGTCCCGTGAACTGATCGCTCAGTGGTTCGGTTTGTACGACGGGTCGGTCATCAAGAACCACATGGAACCCGACCACCTTGCAGCCGACGCCCGCTACCAGCTGGCCCGCCTCGAGCAGCTGCAAACCTGACCCGATCCGAAAGATCCTTCCACAAGTTCTCTCAGAACTGCTACCTTCTCGCTAGAAGTGAGAGCCGTGCGCCTTGGGGCCACGGCTCTTGTCGTTCACAGGGGGTGACTGTGCCGAAGGCAGCGCATCACCGCGGCGCACACCAACGCCGAGCGAAGGCGGTCACGGACGCCGCCTACGCCGATCCCACCACCACCTGTCGACGCTGCGGCCTCACCCTCGAACAACGTCAGCGCACCCACCCCAACGACACGTGGGACGCCGGCCACCCCGACAGCGACCAGGTCGGCTACGCACCAGAACACGCAAGCTGCAACCGGTCAGCAGGCGCCACCAAAGGCAACCGCGACCGCACATTCCCCACCAGCCGAGACTGGTAGACGGGGGCGGGTCCAAAGTCTGAGCACTCAGACACCCCCCAAAGACCCCGGTCTCTTCGTCTTTTTTTGTGTCGGAAGCTTGACTTTCGGGAGGTGCCGTGGATCGGGTCGAGGATCTGCGCTCCGACTACCAGCGGCTCGGCGAGTTGCTCGCCGGTGAGACCGACGGTTCGAAGGCTGCGGCGCTGGCGCGTGAGCGTCGGATTCTCGGCGCGGAGCTCGAGGGTCTGGACACACCGGCGGAGGTGAGCAAGGCCGATGAACTGGCAGCTCGACGCGCAGCCGGCCCCGGCGCTGCTCGTTCTTCCTCCCGACGCCGCCAGTCTGGATGAGGCTCACGCGGCGATAGAGATGTGGGAGTACTACTCCCGCAAGACGCTCGACCCGACGCAGCGCCTGGTGGTCGAAGTGCTCATGGCCGAGACCGCCGATGGGAAGTGGGCGGCGAAGACGACGGGTCGGGAGATGCCCCGCCAGAACGGCAAGGGCGACGAGATCGAAGTCGTCGAGCTGTGGGGGTTGGTGCAGCGCGACGAGGCGATCATGCACACGATCCACGACGCCGTGCTGTTGGCGACGCAGACCCAGGAACGGATGCTCGCCAAGCTTCAGCACCCGGACTTGCGCCCCAAGGTGAAGCGCAAGTGGATGGGTGTCGGTCAGCAGATGATCGAGATGCGTAACGGCGGGATCATCTGGTACCGGACCCGCTCGGGTGGCGGTGGTCGTGGCGTCGATGACATCGACCGCCTAGTGGTGGACGAGGCGCAGCACGCGACGACCGAGCAGATGTCGGCGGTGACGTCGACGCTGATGGCGAACGACAACCCGCAGATGAACGCGATGGGCACCTCGGCTCTCGCTGGCCGGTCGGACTGGTGGTGGGGGTTCCGGCGCCGAGCCCTGATCGACAACCCTGGTCCGTTCGGCTACGTCGGTCACACCGCCGAGAACGTGTACCTCGACGACAAGGGCGAGATCGTCCAAGAGCCCGTCGACGTGCAGGACCGCAAGCTCTGGTACATCGCGAACCCGTCGCTCGCCGCCGGCCGCGGCGAAGGGATCGCGTCGTTCGAAGAGGAACTTCACCGGCTCGGCGAAGAAGCGTTCGCGCAGGAGCACCTGGGCGTGTGGGACCCGCCGCCGCGCACCGAAGCGACCGAATCGAAGCTTCCCGCCGAGGCGTGGGCAGACACCGCCACCGACGAACCTCCCGACGTTGCAGCCGGTGAGATCACGATCGGTTGGGAAGTCGCACGAGACGGGACGTGGGCATCGATCGCCATCGGCTTCGGGGACATCCGCTCCCCCTACGTCGAGCTGATCGAACACCGACAGGGCACCGGTTGGCTCCCGGCCCGTCTCGTGCATCTCGTCAACAAGTGGCAGCCGATCGCCGTGGGTTGCATCAACGCCGGTGGATCCGCCGCACAGGTCGGTCCGGTGCTGTCGGCGTTCCGCGAGGCCGGGATCGCTGACGACATGTTGACGTTGATGCCGATGACGCAGTACCGGGCGGGGTGCGGCGGCTTGTACAGCGATGTGATCGAAGGCCGCTTGTCTCGGCTCCGTGGTCAAGGTCCGTTGGATGCTGCGGCGAAGACGGCCGTTGAGCGGGCGTACGGGACGGATTCGTGGGTGTTCGAAGGCCGGTCTGCGTCGACGCCGATCGGGCCGCTTGTCGCTGTGACGGTCGCTCGAGCGTTGCTGCCCACCGAAGTCGAAGGCGACGGCGCCCGCGCCGAGTCCGACTTCATCGTGATCTGAGAGGAGGCACCCATGGCTATCGCACTGCTCGTCATCGGAGCCGCCCTACTCGTCACTGCCGCCGCGCTGGTCGATACTGTCGCCGGTGTCGCCGTGGCGGGCGCGCTGCTGCTGCTCGCCGGGATCGACCTGTCTCGAGGTCCCCGCCAGTGAGTGTGCTTCGGCGGGCGTGGGAGGAACGCTCCGTGACGGCCGTCGCGCAGCTACCCGACCGTGGTACGTCGCCGCCGATCGACCCCGGCTACGGGCAGCCGGGTGCCGGGTCGTGGCTGCCGGGGATGCGGTGGAACTCGTGGGGCAACGTCGGGGACCACTCGGTTGATTCGGCGATGACCTTGTCGGCCGTGTTCGCCTGCCTGCGTCTGCTGTCAGAGGCAATCTCTACGCTTCCCCTGGACACGTACGTGCGGTCTGAGGGTGCCCGTCGGCCGTTCCGTCCCCGCCCCGCCTACCTCGATTTCCAGCCGCCGCAGGGCTCACGCATCACGTACCTGTCCCAGGTCATGTTGTCGCTGCTCACCGACGGCAACGCGTTCGTGTTCACTCCCCGTGACGAGTTCGGGGTTCCGGTCACACTCGCTGTGCTCGACCCGACGTTGGTGTCGGTGGTGCGCGACGGGGCGTTCCACAAGTACGTGGTGGAGATGCCGGGCAAGCCGTCGATCACGCTCGACGAGTGGGACATCATGCACATCGCCGGCATGACGCTCCCCGGTTCCAACCGTGGCGTGTCACCGCTGCGGGCGGCGCGCGAGGTCATCACGTCCGGGCGTAAGGCGCAGGACTTCGGCTCGGCGTTCTTCGATAACTCCGCGGTCCCGCCTGCGGTGATCGAGATGCCCGACGACGCCGATCGTGACCGGGCCGTCAAGATCGCTCAGACGTGGAACGAGACGCACGGCGGCACGTCGAACGCCGGCAAGGTCGGCGTGCTCATGGGTGGCGCCACGCTGAAGACGGTCGCCATCTCCCCCGAGGACGCAGAGTGGTTGGACTCGAAGCGGTTCAGCGTCTCTGAGGTCGCACGGTTCTACGGGGTCCCGCCGCACCTGATCGCCGACGCATCCAACTCGACGAGCTGGGGATCCGGTCTCGCTGAGCAGAACCTCGCCTTCGGTCAGTTCTCGCTGCGCCCGTGGACGGAACGCATCGAAGACGGCCACGGACGGCTCCTCACCACACACGGACTCCCGCAGGCGTTCGTGAAGCTCAACCTCGACGCCCTACTGCGGGCGTCCCTGAAGGACCGCTACGAGTCCTATGCGGTCGGTGTCGAGGGCGGATGGCTGCTCGAGGACGAGGCCCGCCGACTCGAGGACATGCCACCGCTGACCGACGCACAGCGGCGTCAACAGAGCGAACGCGCGCAGCAAGGCGCGCCCAGCGCAGCACCTGGAGGTGCATCGTGATCGAACTTCGCAGCCTGCTCGAACCCGTCGAGTTCCGCTCCGCTGAGGGCGGACGGATCGTCGCCAGTGGCGTAGCGATGCGCTACGGGGCCGTGTCCAAGCCGGTGATGAAGGCCGGCCGCGGCGTGTTCCGCGAAGTGTTCGAACCCGGAGCGTTCGCGAAGACGATCCAAGAGCAGGACGTCCGCTCCCACCTGGAGCACCACGGGCCGTACCTCGGCCGCGTGTCGAACGGGTCGCTGCGGCTGCACGACGACCGGTCGGCGCTGAACTTCGAACTCGACCTGCCCGACACGTCCGCCGGCCGCGACGCCGCCGCGCTCCTCGAGCGCCGCGACGTGCGCGGTGCGAGCGTCGGGTTCGTCGCCCTGCCCGGTGCGGAGACGTGGACGAAGGGCGACGACGGCATGACGCTGCGCTCCGTCTCGCAGGCCCGCCTCGGTGTCGTCGACCTGACCGTCGCACCCGCCTACGACGACAGCACCGCCGACATGGCGTTTCGTTCGCTCGCCGACCAGTACCACCTGGACATCGGCGACCTCATCGACGCAGCCGCTGCCGGCGAGCTGCGTTCACTCCTCGACCAGAAGGTCGACGACGACGCCGAGGAAGGGGAGGACGACCGGGAGACCCCCATCGTCCGCCCGAAGCTCCTCCACGCGTACGTCTGACACGGCCGCCCGCACGGCACCGCGTCACCCCCCCCCCCCCCCCCCCCCACCC